CGAACACCTTGAGACTTTGGACGACTGCGCGAAGGCCCTTGGGCTTGATATTTTGCCATCAAAGGCCCTCACCCCACCCACGGGGACGTAGGACCATGAAACACGACCTGCAATCAATCGGCGCGCTGTGCTTTGCCATCTTTTTAATCATGGTCACGACGTTGGTTTTCGTCGGCGTGTCTCAATGGCTGGCCGGGGTGGCCTACCGCATTGGCCTCGTCAGCAACGAAGCGCAATGGACGATCTACGCAGCGGGTCTGCTCATGTGCATCGGCACGGTGGTCACCGTTGCCGGTCGCATCGTGGATGGTGAGTGGTGGTTCACATGAGCGTCACTAACCAGCGTATTTTGTACTGCTTTCAATGCGTATACGCAGTCTGGCCGGTGCACGAACTGGGACTTTGCGGCCACCCCGGCGCTAACAAATCAACAACCTCAGAATGTCGAGACGCCCTTGGCGCGTGCGGACCTAACGCGAATTTGTATAAGGAAATAAGCTGTGAATAATCAGAAGATGAAACTTACGCCGGAACAAAAGAAATTCTCGGCATGGTGCAAGGCCAACGGTTTAACCCGTGAGCAAACCGCCGCCGTGTTTGGCTGCGACTTGCGGACCATCTACCGCTATCTCTCCGGCACGACCGAGCCGCATGGCGGTGTCATACGGCTGCTGGAAGTGTTTACACGCTTCCCCGCCGCGCAAGCTGAGATGATCCAGAAGTATACTCACTAAAACGGCGCGGCGTCTTTCAGGCGGTAGGTAACTTTCGGTCTACCGGACGCGCCAGCGGCGGCGGTGATAACCTCAACCAACACCTCCGCCGCAATCAACCCCTTCATCACCGCATCGCGGTCACGGCCCAGGAATTGCGTTTTGCGGCACAGGGCTGACGATTGCATAGACCCACCAGCCTTACGCACTATCTCAATCACGCGCTTGCTATAGTTTTCGGCGGTGTTGTCGCTAACGTAGCGTTCAACACCGTCAACTAGCTGATTGATTGACCGATCTACAATGGCGCGGGCGAACTCTACATCGTAGGTGTTGATAATCGGATTCTCGGGATCACACCCAATGGCATGGATCATGGCGACTTTGATTGTTAATTCGTCGCGCCGCGCCCAGAACGATGTAAACGGCGTTCCCTCTAAAGTCCTTAGCTTCTTTGTCGTGTCCAGCTTCATGTATTTAATCATCTTGGTGGCCGCATCGTCATACGAAACGTGCATCAACTCCGGCGTATGACCGCCATCTAGCAGAGACGATAGACCGCCGATCCCTTCGTTTATTCTTTTGAGCAGACTAATCAAATCAGCGGGTGGGTCTTTCTCCGGCGCGTTCTGATCGTCGGGGTAATTTTCCTCCGACTCAAAGATCAAGAACCGGGCTAGAGAACCATCCACCGCGTTGCTGGATTCCAGCGCCTTCCAGAAGTGGCTGGGGACCGTAGTGCCGTAAACCGATAGACACGGCTGAATAATCTCCTGCCGGGGACGAACCTTTTGGTCAGCGTACTCGATGCCGTGGTACGTCAGGTTTGAGGAAGTGAACAACTCAGTCATGTGCGACATAATTTCGATCAAATGCTTTGGGCCGCGCTTATCGAGCATCGCGCCCAAGAACATCCCGAACTCGTCGATCTGGAACAGGATGGACGGGCTGCGGTGCAGGGCGCTCAACAAGCCCGAGCCGGAGGCAATCTTGGACCCGCCGATCTTCTTATCGGCCCCCAGGAAGTCACTAAAGATGCGGTCTATGATCTGGCGGCTATGGTTCTTCCCGGCCCCGGAGTCCGCGAGGCTGATGGCGAACAGATTGGTCCGCAGATTGGACGGGCTGCGGTACTTGCGGCCAGCCAGGGTGCCAATGGCGCACAGTGCCGCCGCCAGGGCCAACACCGGCTGGGGGCGGATCGACGTTTCATTGATGTATGCCGTCAGATTGCCGACAGCACCCTTGGCCGCTGGGGTGCCGGACTTACGTTTAAACGCCGCTACCGGCTCAACCTTCTTCCAGGGCGCTGTGGGCTTAATCTTGGCGGGAGGTGGCTCAAACACCTTGGCGTCGAAAACGGCCTCCTGGCGCATCCCTAGGGCGTCCTGTAGCCATGTCGTGGCCCCGTCCATGGTGGAGCCGGTCACGGCCATAACCAAGTCTATGGCCGTCATACCGCCCGGTTCGCGGGCGAAGTCCTGTATGCCTTCAGGGGTAATGCCAATATTGAAATCATCACCGTCCCGCCAATGGGCAATGGCCCTGTATCCTCGATTCGCGCCGCGCTTGGCGTCTGGGATCAACCTGAGAACCCAACTATCTAGATTTAACAACGCGGTATCATTGATATCACGCCAAAAGCTATCATTGTCGCCGGAGTGAGGGGTATGGATAGCTTTACCATTAACGGCCTGTTTTTCAACTTTGACTTGAAATGGCTCCAGGGCTTTTGCAATTCTATCGTGTATGTCTTGGGGAAGCTCTGGCAACTCGGACGCCGTAAGGTCTTCCAGGGTATCGGGCGTCAGCCATCTGTAGGCCATGCCCTCGGGATGCACGCTGGGCGGCAATACAGTCTGCTTGCCCTGGGCCAGCACCTCGATGACCGAAACGCCGTCCAGCAGGTACTTCTTGGACACCAACGCAACGCCCCGGTAGAAGGCGGTGTACCCCTTCGCGCCGACCTTTTTAACCGGGGACGGGGGCAGACACGCCTCCAACGCGGCCCGCACTTCCGGCGCACCGTAATCAAAGTCGATAGCGGTGACATTGCTGGCGCGTCCCAGCGCCAGACAGATCGACGGGTTGGGCCAACCAGCCCACGTATCCAAATGAAATTTGCTGGCGGTCTTATCGCAAAACCGCTGCCATTTGGACATACCAACCCACTGTTCGCCCCTATACTCGCCGGGACGCTTCTCGCCGGGGATGATCGGAATGACCGAGTACCCCCGCTCTACGAGCCGGGTAGCGGTCGTGTTGAAGTCAGTCATTCTTGCCCTATGACAGTGACGGTGACGATGAGTTGCGGGATATCGGAATAATGCTTGGTGGCTGTCAGCTTAACAATCTGCGCGTCATCAACGACAACGATGCCGTTCATGCCGTCCAATGCTTTAACGATGTTGTCGAGGTCCGGCTTCGTGACTGGTTTGATTTGCCCCGCGATGGCCGATAACCGCTTCTTTAGCGACCATGAGGCGGGCACCATCATAAACGCCTCGACAACAACTTCAACCGGCCCGCCAATGGGTGGCATGTGTCTCATTGCTTCAGCCGCATACGCCGACACCTGATTCTCGTACCGGCGCGTTTTCTCGGGCGTGTAAACGACAGCGTGACTACCACGTATAGACACACGCCCTCTGCCCTTCGCTACAGGTTGCCCCGGCACGGTGAAGGACACGACTTTCAAGAATAAAAGTCCTGCGCCTTCACTTTTCCGTCTGTTGCCTTCTGGATAGACGCCATATGTGCTGCGCGAGGGATGCGCTTGTCATCGTCCGTAGCCATCCATCGGGATACCGCAGCCTCAGAAGCCTCAATCATCTTTGCAAAATCACGGTTCGTGATATTTTGCAAATCAAGCCATTTTCTCAACTTCATATAAATCTCCGTTGTAGAGAAAATAGTCTTTGACATAGCTGCAACGGCTTGGCAATCTCCTTTTTGTCAAAGCGTAAAACCCCAACAACCGAGGAAATCATGAACTTTAAACCAAAGATGTTTGCCAACCGTACTGTTGAAGATGCTGCGTCAGACTGGATGGACGCGAAGAACGAAGAGACTGCGGCCAACAAGCGCCGCATTGAAATCGAGGAAGAGCTTCTCTCATTCCTCACTTCCAAGATCGAAGGCAGCGAGTCTCACCAGATTGGACCTTACAAGGTCACGCTCACTGGCCGTCTCAATCGCAAGGTTGATTGGGAGTTGGTGAAAGCGTTGGGTGTCCCCGACGCTATTTCCCCCGTTAAATACAAACCCGAACTAGACTTGAAAGGACTCCGCTATTTGGAAAGCAACGAACCAGAAACCTACAAACTCTTTTGCAAGGCCCTGACCGTCGAGCCTGCAAAGACATCCGTAACTGTAACTAGGAACGAGAATTAAAATGGCAATCAATCTACAATCCCTTCGCACGACAAGTGCTGGCAAACCGGCGCGTATGGTTCTCTATGGCTCTCATGGGGTCGGCAAGAGCAGCTTCGCGGCACAGGCTGACAAGCCGGTCTTCATCCAGACTGAAGAAGGTTTGGATGCTCTGACCGTCACGCGGTTTCCCTTGGCAACGTCATATGGCGAAGTAATGGAAGCACTGGAATGTCTGTGTAAAGACAAGCACGACTACGCGACTGTCGTGATTGATAGTGCCGATTGGCTGGAGAAGCTGATCTTCAAACAAGTTGCTGCAAACAATAAAGTGAACAGCATTGATGAGATCGGCTTTGGTAAGGGCTTTGGGTTTGCGGTGGACCTTTGGCATTACATCTTAGGGATGCTTGAAGAACTGCGTAATGCAAAAAACATGGGCGTAATTTTGCTGGCACATTCGCAGGTGAAGAGGTTCGACGATCCACTCGCGGATTCCTATGACCGCTACATACTTGATCTTCACAAGGGCGGCGCAAGCCTCATCAGCGAATGGTGTGATCTGTTGATGTTTGCGAACTACCGTGTAAACACCGTGAAGTCTGATGTGGGCTTTAACCAAAAGAAGACCCGTGCCGTTGGTGCTGGTGAGCGTTTCCTGCACACTCAAGAGCGCCCCGGCTGGGTTGCCAAGTCCCGGTGGGCGTTACCAGAGTCTATGAAACTGGACTACGAAACTTTCGCAACAGAACTTAAAAAGGTAAAAGGATAATAACTATGGCTGAACTACATGGATACGACTTCGACGCCGATTCCGTTACCGACCGCCCCGGCGCGGTGCTGTTGCCTGTTGGTGATTACGTCGTTGAAATAACGGAAAGCGACTTCAAGGCCACTAAAAACGGTCTTGGAAAATACATCAGTTTGGAATTTACGATTATTGACGGGGAGCGTGTTGGTCGTAAATTCTTTGTGAACCTGAACGTCTTAAACAGGAACGAAAAGACTGTAGAAATCGCAAACCGCGCCGTGAAAGACTTGCTCCGCGCAACTCACCAGCTTGGCAAGCCGTTCACGAACTCAGCCATGCTGCACAACCTCCCCTTCAAGGTGAGTGTCACCATGGGCAAACGAAGCGACAATAACGAGGACGAAAACAGATTTCGTTATTCCGCCATCACCGAAGCCGCGCCGTCAGACACGCCAACCACGCCGACCGCAGCGGCCCCCGCCGCGCTGGCGGCTGGTGGCGGCAACGCTCCCAAGAAGAAGCCTTGGGAAAAATAGCAAAGGGAGCCGGGGGCGTAATGCCCCCGGTTTTTTCATGACCACAGATCATAACAAGATGACCACGGTAGTAATTACCGTTACCAAGCCCAGTCAGCTAACGATGTTTGACGAGGAAGAATCCAAGCGCCGCCGGGATGGTGGTATCGCTTTGGTGGCAGACAATGGCGCTGGATGGCAAGACCGAGCCATGTATGTGATCTGGCACCTCCCCATTGGCTGGACGGGGATTGGAGAAGACATTCGCAAGCTGGTGCTAGAATCAGGTGCCGGACCCCCACACAATAAGAATTGCTGGGGGGCACTTATTATGGCAGCGACAAGACATAAAATGGTTCAAAGAACTGGTGAAGTAAGGCACGCAAGGATCGTGAGTTCTAATGCACGGACTTGCATGGTTTTGAAAAGAATATAATGGTTCCTATCAATCTCCCTGACCAAACGCTCATGCGTATGAACGATGCGCTGGAGCAGCAGTACGTCTCAGAACAGCGCGGATACATCGGCGCGTCTTCCATCGGCGCGGCCTGTGACCGGCGTATATGGAACCAGTTCCATTGGGTCGATTCAGAGAAGATGTCTGCCAGGTCCTTGAAGGCCATCGCGGACGGGCACCATAGCGAAGGAGTGATGGCTGACCGCTTGCGGCTGGTTGATGGTATCTCGCTGCATACTCATCAGGAAAACGGTGAGCAATTCGGTTTTGAAGACGGCCACATTCGCGGCCATCTGGACGGCATCATCTTCGGGCTAGAACACTCGCAGGAGGGACACGTTTGGGAACACAAGTGTGTAAACGTCGAGAAGTTTGAGAAGCTGATTAAGCTAAAGGTCAAAGACGAGACGCTGGCCTTATTGGAATGGGACGAAATCTACTTCGCCCAGGCCCAGCTATACATGCACTACTTCAATATCAAGTGGCACTACCTGACGGTCTGCACACCCGGTAGCCGCAACGAAACGGCGTGCTTCACGGCGTATAACCCCGACGCGGCCAACCACTATATCGAGCGGGCCAATAAGATCATCAGCGCCGACAAGCCCCCGCCGCGCATATCCGAAAGCGCGTCATGGTTCCAGTGCAAGTGGTGTCCGTTCACGGACAACTGCCACGGCGAGAAGCCACCGGCCATGAACTGCCGCACTTGCGTACACTCAACGTCTACCCAGCACGGCACATGGGTTTGCGAACTGCACCACAAGGAATTAGATAAAGAGGTGCAGAAGTCAGGCTGCAAAGACCATCTGCACAACCCCGGCCTCATGCCGGGGACGCAGACGGACGCGGGCGACGGATGGATTGAATACAAACTCAACAACGGAACAACAATCAGGAACCAAAATGCTGAAGTTACGACCCTACCAGCGACAGGCGGTTGATTCGGTATTCGAGTGGTTCGAGGGCGAGGGCCACTCGGCCAACCCTCTGATCGTTCTACCCACCGGCACGGGCAAAAGCCTTGTGCTGTCCGAAATATGCCGCCAATCCATTGCCGAATACGGCGAGATGAAGATTGTGGTTGTCACTCACGTTATGGAGTTGATAGCCCAGAACTACGCCGAGATGATGCGCCAATGGCCGCAAGCCGACGCTGGTATCTATTCGGCTGGCATCGGTAAGCGCCAGCACACTCCAGCCGTTGTGTTCTGCGGTATTCAATCCGTACACGCCAAGGCCCACCTGTTCCAGAAGGTTGATTTCGTAATCGTGGATGAGGCGCATTTGATACCGCGCAAGGTCAACACGATGTACCAGAAGTTCCTTAACAGCCTTCGCGTAGCCAACCCGCACATGAAGATCATCGGGCTGACGGCCACGCCGTACCGCATGGATAGCGGGATGCTGCACACAGGCGACGGGGCGCTGTTTGATGACATCTGCTACGAGTACAGCGTGCTGGATGCCATTAAAGAAGGCTACCTGTGCAACCTGATTACCAAGAATACCCGGCTGGAACTGGATACCAGCGGCGTCCACACCAGGGGCGGTGAGTTCATCCAAGCCGAACTGCAAGACGCGGTGGACGAAGAGGGTATTAACCGCCGCGCCGTGGAAGAAATGATCGAGTGGGGCCGGGACCGTAACCATTGGCTGATCTTTGGGTCTGGCGTCAGCCATTGTCTCCATCTGTCGGAAATGCTGAACGAAAAGGGCATTGATTGCCGCACCATTTTTGGCGACACGCCGAAAGACGAACGCGCTGAAACGATTGCAGCGTTTAAACGCGGTGAAGTGCGGGCGCTGTGTTCCATGGGCGTGCTGACCACTGGCTTCAACGCACCCCAGGTGGACATGATTGCCGTACTGCGCCCCACCAAGTCACCGGGGCTGTTTGTGCAGATCGTTGGCCGGGGTATGCGTATAGCCGAGGGCAAGAACGACTGCCTGATCTTAGACTTCGCTCGTAACATCCAGCGCCACGGGCCGGTAGATCAAGCCAGGGTCAAGAACAAGGACCACCGCGAGAAGACCGAGCCGAGCGACGGGCCGTTGGTAAAGAACTGCCCCCAATGCCGTAGCGTTGTGCATTTGTCCTGTATGCAATGCCCTGACTGCGGCTACGAGTTCCCCCGCGAGATTAAGATTGTGTCCAAGGCTAGTGACCTGCCCGTTCTATCGAGCGGCAGTCCTACGCACTGGGTTGATGTCGATAGCGTTAAGTACACGACCCACCGCAAGCCCGGTAAGCCTGACAGTCTCAAGGTGACTTATAACTGTGGCTTCTTGAGGTACAGCGAGTGGGTTTGCTTAGAGCATCAGGGATACGCGGCTGAGAAGGCCGCGACATGGTGGAAGGGCCGTGGCGGTTCTCAAATTCCGCTGACTGTTGCGGAGGCCATTGCGCGGCAACGCGAATTGGAAACGCCGAAGTCTATAAAAATTAAACGCAATGGTAAATTTGATGAAATCACAACCTACCTTTGGTGTGTGCCACGTGTGCCGCCGGGAGAGGCGCGGCTTTCGGTTTGACCCTAGAGCTAAGGGCCTGTCCGATCCGGTGCAGTACTTTTGTTCAATGAGATGTATGGAGAATAGAATGATCGACCCGACCGCGAACGAGAAGAAGGCTATGGAAATGTCCAGCGAACGCGCTGGAGAATACCTTGGCTGGCTGAAGAAGACCGATATGGCTGAGTTCAGCCAGAAGGAGTGGTCCGATCTTATCGAGGTGATCGTATCTGGCTACCTTGAGGGGATGTACAATCTGGCTGATGATGAGGTGCCGTTTTAATTACTTTTTCAAAATCCTAGTTTTAAAAAATAGTTGAGCCCAGTTTCATTGACTCGACATTTCGAAAAGCCGCATTTTACCTAGCACTTGAGCCCGACGAGCCTCAAGTCAAATCGCAAAAAAAGGAAAGTTGTTCAGGCCGAGGTGCGTTGTTTGAGGCACTTGGCCCCGAACCGCCGAAAAGCGCGGACCCCACTTGCTATGCTTCTCTTGTCGCGCCCATTCGGGAGTGACTCCCGGCGTTGACGCGCCGGGGTCTTTGACATTGTGAAGAAGGAATAGACATCATGGCACAAGCCAAGGTGAAGACCAAGACTGACGCCCGCGCTTACCTTGCCATCTCTTTAATCGGAGGTGGGTCGTCCTGGGTCGAAGGCGAAGATCAAGATAAGATGATTGCGGCGCTTCATAAACAAGTGCGGAAAGATTGGGAACACCTGTTCGATATTAAGGAGAACCCAGGTGTCAGAATATACGCTCTCGACGGGGTGGAACATTGGTGGGCTGACCACGAAGGCGTGTTCGACCACGATACCAATAGAAAGCTGAAGCTAATCCGGTATGTCGGTTTAGTGCATGACGGCATTGGTAAACCGCCCAAGCACGTTGATAAAATTTACGGGTAACCTCTCGGGGGTGGGCTTAGGCTCACCCCCCTTTTTTTACCCACACCCCAGCCGCAAGAAGGAGTGGTCCGATCTTATCGAGGTGATCGTGTCCGGCTACGTTGAGGGCATGGCGAAGATGGCTGATGATGAAGTGCCGTTTTAACGGCCAAACAGTTTCGCACCAAGCGCCCGTTGGTGAACCGCGCCGTCGAATGCCTTGCGGACAGCGCCGCCGTGGGCTTTGCCAATGTCTGAAGAGGCGGCTTCCGCCGGATTAAACTCAGCAAAACGAGAGCGAAGTTTTGCTGTGTCAAGAATAATGTAACTATTTGGGTCATCATAACTCTTAGGATCATCAGAAATCGTCCGAGAACGCGCTATCAATTCGTCGATACGTTTTGCCTCATGTGGCTGTAAGTAATTTTCCATTTTAGAATTTAGAAACACGCGCATTTCTGCGTCAGCCGTTGGGCTGTTAGGATTTTCTGGCGGCTTCGGCATACGTTCATACGCCTTGCCTTGTATATGGCTAACTTCTGAGTTTATCAGCGCCCTCTGTTTTTCCGCCGCAGGCAATAATTGGGTTAGCTCGCCGTATTCGTTTTCCACCAAATTCTTATATTTGATTGACCCATAACCTTTTTCACGGAGGGCAGCGTTTAAATCATCAAGATTTCTTCGGTTTTCTGGTGAATCAAGCCAATTATCGGCGTCTTCGTATTGAGATTTTACTTCAGAGGCTTCGTCAACAAGACCATCAACTTTGATTCCTTTCTTCTCTAAAGCGCGTGATAAAACCTCGCTGTCTTTCCAATTCCCAACATCCTCCATCTCAAGAGATTTACCAAAATTAGTTTTTAGTGGCATAATATTCGCGCCGGTTCTAACGGTGTTGCTACGACCTGACGAAAATGGGTTTGATAGGCTCTTTAACCTGTTTTCTGCCTGTCGAGCCGTTCCAACGTGAACGCCAATATCGACCATAGATGGGTCAAATTCATTAAAAACATCATGCGTTCCATGAAACACATTTTGCGGATACGCCTTATCAGCTCTCGCCATTCTGCTTGACTCGTCAATCGGCAGACCGGACTTACCCACCTTCTGCAAAATCTTTCCCGCTACCCCTTTCCCAATCTTCCCAACCGTAGTTCCCGCGAACCCCATCGCCGGATCATCCATCGTAGTGGGGCGGGCGAGTTGTTCTTCTAACGGCTTGCCGCGCTGGGCCATCAACTTGCCCACAAATGTTTCTTCTGGGGTCACGCCCCACATATTCACTTCGCCGCCATCGGCATAAGCCCTAGCCTTGGCGCGGCCAGCCTTCATGTTGTTCAGTGGATTAAGGAACTTGTTCATTTTCACATCCCAGCCGCTCGGCCCACACGACTGCGTAGTCCATCATCCACCTAGTTGGGCTTGTTAGGTCCGGTGCTGGTATCATCAGACATACCCGGCTTGGTTCCGTACTTGGCTTGGAGACGGTCCCACACCCGCCTACGGTCAGTATCGGTAATAGGAACAGCAACCCTAGCAATGACGTCCACCGTTTCTTGTGCGTTTTCAAGGGCTTGTTCCGCTTTGCCAGCGTCGATTAACTGGCGGTCCCTGAAGTACCCGAAGAAGGCACCAAGCGCCCCAAAGACCGCCTTAATCAGCGCGATCATTTAGAGATAGGAGTCGTCGTCACAAAACGCAGACCGATATTAACCAGCGCCAGGATGGCTGTTACCACGGTCGCCTGAACTTCAGGCGTCAATCCCAGGTCGAGCTTGAGAACACCGGACAGGGCGGCGACGGTGGCGACGAGGTTGACCCACAGAACCCGGCTTGCATACCATTTAGTCGTATCCATTTAAGCCTCCTTGAATAGATCAGTTACACGCTTTGCACGTTGCGGCGTCTGCTTGGCCCACGCGCTGTCCAGGGCTTCTCTACGGGCCGCATTGTAATCTCGGGCCTGTATAGCGGCCAACATCTTCTTGAACTTCAGCACCGCGCCCAGGCCCATTTGGAACGTCATGTTCCCTATGGCGCGCTGAACGCCTGGGGGCTTGGTTTCCAGCCAGGGGAGTGCCTTGGCAAGCTGGGACTTCACCCGCTCGATGTCGTTTTCAAGCATCTCCATAGCTTCGTCTTCGGTGATGCCGACATCATCTAAGTTACGGCCAACCCCAATGGTGGTCTTCCCGGCTGGGCACAGATACGGTTTTAGCCGTATGCCCTCGTCAGCGATCAGGTCTTCCCTTAGCCCTTCCACGGCACACCATGAATAAGCAACCACCCTACGATAGCCATCAATAGGCCAATGATAGAAAGGCCCATCTTGTCCATGCGCCCTGACACCCTTTCTTGGTCAGCGTGAATACGCTCAAACGACTTCTTGATGTCGGCGTACCGTTCAGCACAAATTTCTTCGTGCATGTTCAGACGGGCTTCAACAACGAGCAGGTCACTCATGACGCCATTCTGCCTACAGCGCGTTTAGCGCGAATGGATGAAATGGCTGGGTGCGTGTAAACGGGGCCACCGGAGGCGTAGGTATTAGAAACAACTTGTCTTGGCATTAATTTGGCAACGTATTTTTTAGTTTCTAAAGGAACAAAATTAATCCAGGGCCTTCCCGAAGATTCTGATTTTTTAATCGCAATTTTTAACATACCAATGCCACCGTTGTACGCAGCGGCGGCAAGAATTGGGTCGCCAAATTCTTTAAGGAGCATTTCGTAATAAGCACTACCTAATGCCTTGTTGTATTCTTCATCTCCATAGAGACGGTCACGATCATATTCCAAGCCAGCAAGTGCAGCCGCTTCTGGCGCGGTATCTTCCATAATTTGAGCAGCACCAACGGCCCCCATCGGGGATATGACGGTCTTGCCCTTTTTATCAAATTGCCCAGTAGCACTTTCAATTCTTAACATTTTTTGAAATGTGGGATTTAAGTTCGCGGTGTCTAGTGGCTGCGCGTCAAAGCCAACTGTGCCTACGGGCACGGGCTGCGGCTGTCCCTGCTCGTCAAGCGCAGACTGCGGCTGCTCTTGTTCGTCAGGCATAATCGCACTTCTTGCGCCAGCTATTGCAGGCGCGGCAAGCACGTTTTCATCAAATTTACCGCCGCCAGCTATAGAATCTATTAGAGCCTGTATCTTTTGTTTTCTAAGTCTGTTGGCCAGAACATTGGCAGTCAAAGACGTTGCCGCAATTGCCCCCCCGAGAAGTGGGTCAAAAATAGCACCAGCAGCAAAGGCCGGTCCCTTAGCTATACCGAATCCAGAAAGAGAAGGAGATAATTCACCCAAAGATTGTAAGGGGTTGCTTACTATACTTTTTATAATCTTTTGCTGATCTGGAGAGTATTTATTAAATTTAGATGGATTTTTGATAATTGATCTAAATTTTATGATTATGTAATTAGGATCGTTGACATCTTTAGATGCTCTAAGAATTTCTTCTATTGCCAACATGCGTTTATTTTTAGAAGCAAGATTCCTGGCTTCCAACAAATAATTCACTGCTGGATTTTGTTGAGATTCAAAAAATTCATCAATTTTATTTAATGCAATTTTTCCAACTCGACCCGCATCAAGATCGTTTGCTTTAAAAGCTGACTCCGTTTTTTTATTTATGCTTCTTCTAATAAGTTCCAATTCTTTTAAAGTTTTTCCAGAGTTTTTTTGATCTTCTATGTAATTAAGAAATGGAGTTATTTGAGGATGTAAAATAGGGCTGTATTCGGCTTTTACGGCGGTGGTCAAATCATCAGCCAAAGTATCAAAATCATTCGCAGAAATTGAAAAATTTGACTTAAATGCTTTATCGTAAAGCGTTTTAGAAGAATCTTTAATTTCAATTCTAGTGGGCGCAGCACCTTTAAATTTTCTAAGCGCACCCAACGCGAGAGGAACCCCAATACCAGCTTTTAATCCGGCCATCTCGTCGCCAGTCGCTTCACTTGTAAGCGCACCGGCTTCAGCAGCTAACAACTGGGTCTTCGGCGCGGCGGCAAGAAAATTACCAGCGCCTTTAGCGCCTGCTTTTAACAAAGCCCTTCCAGCGCCTACGGGCGTCAGAACATTGGCGGCTGTTTCCGCGCCAGTTTGTAATAGACGCTCTCCTTTAGTTTCCGCTTCAGGAACCCCTAATTCTGTTAATTTATTTTGCACCGCATCTTTAGAAAGTTTGTTTGCAAGATAAGAGCCGCCCAAACCACCTATCAAGCCAGCAATGGGCACCGTTACGGGAGCAAGAGGCCCGCCCAAAAGGCCGACCTGAGCGCCTAAAGCAGCGCCCCCAGCAAAGCCAGCGCCCGAAACAAGCCCAGGCGCGGCACCGCGAAACGCAACACCCGCCTTGCGTTTTAAGTCTTCTAAAGCCGAGCGTTCTTTAGGCGTGTTGTTTTTTTCACTTATCTCTTCATCTTTTGCTTCTTGATAAGCACGGGCAACCGTATTGAAATCATCAGAACCTTTCTGGTCTTCATGCTCAACAATCCACTTGGCATAATCTTCTGCGGTTGCCATTTTTATTTACCTGAAAAACCTGAAAGAATTATGTCAGCCGCAGGTCCAAATTTAGAAGTTGAGGTCGGATTTTTACGTTCGCGTGCTGCTTTATCCTGAGCATCAAATTGTGCTTCTAAATCACTAAGGTAATCATCAACCGGTCGCCCTTTATAGTTGCTTATAGTGCCATACTTCCTAACATGCCTAGCCTGTGCTTCTTTTTCTTTAGATGCTGCGCTCATTGTTGAAATCAACATCTGTACTCTTCTTAAATTTTCTTCTTCACTAAGATTGTCATTATATCCTCTCTTAAGAACGCCCTCGCCTTCTTTTTGAGCAAACTGCCCACCCAAAATTGTACGAAGATCAGATTGAACAACTTGTTCAACCATCTCTTTAGTTTTTATGGTTTTCTCAAAAAACGTAGACCCAATGAGCGGAACTTTAGAAAGAAGTCCGGCGACAGGTCCAGTTATACCTTCACCACTTTCAATAGCGTCTTTAAGAATACCTTCTACTTCTGTTAATTGTTTCAGGTTTCTTGCCGTCGTGGCGGGGCCACCTCTACCGTAGTATTCCGCTGCATCTTTCCCAGCCTGTGCGTCCATCGCCTCTTCAAATTTAGTTAATCCAGGTTTATTTTTTTCTTCAAGCGCGGCCAAAGTTGCGTAAGTTTCTAATCCAGAAGCTCTTTCTTTAGCTTTTAGTTCTTTTGCTTTTTCTAAACCTTCTAACCCGACCAACCCGCCTTGACCGATTGATCCAAGGAACTTTGCCCCTGGCTGTGAAGCAGCAGCCATCGTCCCCAACCCAGCCTGGATCAGCGCCATGTTTATATCGTCTGAAGAAAGTTTATCGCTGCCTTTCTCTTTAATCATTTTCTTTAAAGTGTCTAAAGAAGTCTCTGGCCGATTGTTTTGTATTTCTGCCATCGCACTTGCATAAGCGTCAGGGTCTATACCAGCGTTAGGGTCAGCAGCAGGCGCATCGCCCAACACGGGCGCAGCAACAGCAGGTGCGACTTGGGGTGCGGCAGGTAGAGGTGCGGCAGGTGGGGGCGCAGCAGGTCCTGGTGCGGCAGGGCCGGGTGCAACAGATTCAGGTGCGGCAACAGCGCCAACTTCATCACCAGAAATACTTACTTGTGAAGGATTGCCAAATAATTTACCAAAAGCCCCAGCCCCATATACGTCAAAAAGGCTTGTACCCACCCCCTCCATCGCAGCAAGCGCCTTTCTAGCAATCGATCTATTTGGATCGTTAAAAATTTTTCTTTCTTCTTCAATAGCAGCTTTCGCTTCTTTTTGATGTTTATTTACCCAATCTGTAATTCCATCAGACTCAATTTCATCTTCTTTAAAAATGTCAGATAAAGGACGTCCACCGTTCGCGTATCCCCTCACCGTGCCGCCGTGTGCCATCGCCCTGGAGCCAAATCGAGCGGCCCGACGTTGCAAGATTTCGTTTGGTTCTCCCGGCCTCTGGCCCATCATTTCTTGAGGCACAGCGGCCATGAAAGCGGGGTTGATTGTATTCACACCCGCGCTGTCTCCCGTCATCTGCGGCGGCATGATTGAGTTAGCACCCCCACCCTCGTTATACCCCCGCACCTCACCACCACGCGCCATCGCCGCAACGCGGCTGGCGTCGGCAGCACCCGACATCAGGGCTTGGGTTGTAGAGTCTTGCGCTGCTTCCGGCGCGGCCTGACGCTGCGCGATTTCGGGCTGCGCTTCCGGCCCTTGGCCCATAACTTCCTGACGGACTGCCGCCATGAACGCGGGGTCGATTGTACTCACACCCGTGCTATCGCCGGTCATCTGCGGCGGCGGAACGGAAGCGTTTACACCACCCTTCATCGTGTTCAACGCCGACATTGCAGCCATGCGCTGTTGCGGCGAAGCGCGGGGGTCGGTCATCATCGCCATCAGCATGTCAGGCGACATCTGCTGTTGCATCGGGTTCATCGCCATTATGCAGCCCTCGCAAACATACTAAGCCCACGCTTCGGCAGCTTGCCGTAGCTGGCCTTCTTTAGAGAACCCTTCTTGATCGCGCCGCCTTTGGCTTTAAGGGCACCATAAGCGCCAACCGCAGTAGCAGCCAACCCAGCTATCTGCCCCGCAGTACTCCCGCCGGGTGCAGATGTGGCGCTCACTCCAGACGTTCCGCCCGCCGGTGCGCCCGCCGCGATGTTAGACGCCTGACCGACATTGTAGAACGGCGCAGCGGCCTGTTCCGTAACCAGCCTCCTGCCAGCATCAATACCGGCCTGCTCCCTACCATACGTGCCTTCACCAACGGACTGTAACGCAGCGGCGTCTGTAAGGCCCATCTTCTGAGTAGTCTGGCCAAGATTAAGATTAGCCTGTCCCGCCGCAAGCTGCCCTGCTTGGTTTTCTCGCATCAAAGTACCACGGGCAGTGCCAAGACCAGCTTGGCCCGCACCAACGGCAATCTGCCCAGCTTGGTTGGCTTGCATTAAGTTGCCACGGGAAGTGCCGAGGTTGGCCTGCCCCGCACCAACTGCAACTTGGTTGGCCGCATTGGCTTGCATTAAGTTGCCACGGGAAGTGCCGAGGTTAGCCTGCCCCGCACCAACGGCAACCTTGTTGGCTGCGTTAGCCTGCATCGCATTACTACGACCGGCGGCAACATTGGCGTAGCCCTGACCAGCGGCAAGTTGACGCGCATAATCATCTTGGCTGGCTTGAATATTGGCCCGACCAATTTCAGATAGCCCCTGGCCCGCCTGAAGCCGACGCGCCGCGTCGGCAGCAGAGAACCCTGCCCCTGCTTGGCCAACTCCACTAATACCGCTAGCGGCACCCTGTAGAAGCTGCTGCTGCTGAGTGCCAAGTTGGCCTGCTGTACCGGCCAAGTTGCCGTACCGCGACAGATCGCCCGCAGAGGCCGTAAGTGCTTGCCCGTAGCCCTGCTGAAGCGCCTGCGCCTGTTGGGCCAAGGTGGAGTCTAGGGAATCACGCGCCGCACGGCCAATTAGATCGCGCTGACGGGTAGAGCCGTAACCACCGGCCTTGATAAAGTCGCTGCTAATAGAAGGCAGGATATTCTCGGACAGGTTCCGCGCCCCAAGCTCCCCGATGCGTTTTATTACCTGTTCGTTATATGGATTCATGTACTGCCCAATGTTTTGGGCAGAAGACTGTCCAGCCGCCTGTAGGTACGGTGACGCCGAAGACAGCCCCAGGGCATCCGTAGATTGCCCATAAAGATTTGTGGCCGCGTCTCCGTAACGTTGGTATTGGCCAGCGGTATCGGTGCCAGCAGCGCGGTTATACATCCCTGTAGCAGCATCAAACTGGCCCTGCCCCGCTAGTCCGGACCGCCCCGCAGCGGCTTGGTCATAAAACCCGCTGGCCCGGTTGTAATCTCCCGCACCAGCCCCGTAGATGTCCATTTGGTTGGCATCGGAGTAAGAGTCGCCAGCCCGGTCAAAATTACCTCGTCCAGCGCCGTAGATGTCCATCCCGGCTGCTCTGCCGTAAGCCCCACCGGCTTGGTCAAAAGCGGGCAAGCCAGCACCAAACACATCCATCCCAGCGGCCCTGCCGTAAGCCCCACCAGCTTGGTCAAAAGCGGGTGCACCCGCGCCGGAGATGTCCATGCCAGAGGCAGCGCCAATGTTGGTTCTGCCGCGTCCTACGTCAGCAAGGCCAGCGCCCTGGCCAGCGCGGACGGCAGCATTGGCGTCTTCAATGTCTTTGTTTGTCTTAGCCGTTAGGGGTACGTTTGGGTCGCGGTCAAACGCACCCTCATACATTTGCTCCCCGTTGTTCGGGTCGAGCTTTGGAGTGCCGTCAGGGTTGTATAACTTTTCCCCACCTTTATCATTCCACTTCGCCCCATAAACAGTAGGCGTACGCCCCCCCAGCCCTACGAGACCTGGGTATATGGCGTTGCGAAACGCTTCCGTAGCCGCATCAGGTCTATTTTGTATAGTTGAGGTGGTTACGTTAGTGGAATATGTCGGTGAGGCCATGTGCTATCTCCTACGCCCGTGCGCTTTGTAACAAAAGTCCAAGACCCTTTTGTTTAGGCGAGGCTTTGCGGGGATTCTTGCGACCAGCATTGTTGCGGATTTTTTGCTTCATTTGTTCAATCCGCTTATGGCCGGTGTCGTTGTCGCCGTTGCCAAGGTCCGAAACCGTGGCTGCGTCAATTACGTGTTCGCCAACCGAAAGCATCGCCGGGATGTCGTCGCTCTTGCCATCGCCAGGACCATTGATGCGGCCACCGCCACGAGCGTTCATATAACCCGTCAACGCGGCAGACATAAGCTGCGGCATGGCAGCAGACGGCGGAAGGCCCATGCCCGCAGGAGCAACATCGCCGCCATCAGCGTAGCCCATGTTTGGATCATACATAGGCATAGGCGCGGGTTTGTAAGGAGGGCTTTGCCCCGGCAGCAAGCCACCGCGATTAGGCCGCATAAATGCAAACACATTGTTGGGATCATACGGCGGGGGTGGAGGAAGCATAGGCAGGGGGGCTGCGGGCCTTGGTTGGTTTGGAATGGCAGCGCCAAGGCCAGCACCTAAAACGCCGTATCCGGCGTTCATCATATCCGAGCCAAAGGCGCTAAGGCCGGTCTTAACAGCGGGGGCATAGATAGAAGCGGGAGCTAAAGCAGGAGCTAGTGAAGAAGTAAAAGAGGGAGCGGCAGCGGACGGGGCGGCAGCAGCTAATAACCCACTAAACCCCGTACCAGCGACAGGGGCGAAGACCCCCCCGGCGGCGGGCGCTACTGAGGAAATCGTAGCTGGGGCCATTGAGGCCATAGACCCGACACCAGCGGCTCCTGCGCTTGGTAACTCACTAACAAATGCTGGAGTAAATGGCGCTCCCTGCACCGCAGAAGTACTAACCGCAGGAGTACCCGCAGCCTGTAGCGCCCCAGTACCAGCCGCTTTAAGCGCTATGTCTTTGCCAGTAGTTGTAACAAGGTCCGACAATCCTCTAGTGCCACTCGCATAGCTACCAAGCCCAGACGTTAGCCCTGAAATAGCGCCGGTTGTCAGCGCAGACTTCCAAGAGTCCCCCGTCAGCTTAGACACAGCCGCGCTGGCAGCAGCGGCACCCAAAGGACCGCCGTACATAAAGCCCACGGTAGACGCGCCGATCTTGGCGACGGCCTTTAAAATGTTACCAAACGCGCCGTACTCGGCCAGACCCGTGACCGGGTTCACGCGCCGACCGCCTTGCATGTAATCGAGCATGGCGGATTCATCAGGCGAGATGTGCGCGAGGCTTCTATCTGGCCCACGGCCATATGACTCAATCTGCCTAGCCGCCTGTACTAAACCCATAGTCATGATCGACTCGCTAATATTTCTACAAAGCGTTGCGCCCAGGTATCGAAGTCTGAAAAATCGTATGGATTGGGCAGAACTATAGCATTAAGGGACGGCAAAAGTAACGCCGCAGCGCCCCAGGATTTCCAGTCTTCAGACCTCTGTAGGTTAGGCAAAGAGCCAAATTTGTCCATATACATGGCCATAGCCCCTGTCCACTCCACGGCGTTCATACCCTGCGGGGATATGACATGGGTGCCCATTACGAGGTTATCCTGGCATCGGCTGGCCTGACTTGGGCAATCGTGTCGCCCATCTGGTAATCGCCGCCCACGACGTTGCTTTCAAACTTAAAGCGCATCTGACGGCGTTGCTCACGAACATACACAACCTGATCTTCAGCCGAAGTGGCCGTTGCCGGAAACGATATGGGGTCACTGTAAACATCGGGGGCACGGGCATTGGAGTACGAGCCAGCAACTTGGACGGTCATATCCCCAGATTGTATAAAGTCCGGTTCAAAGTAATCCACGTATAGCCCCCGGTTTGTGGGTGGCTGCATATCGGCTGGCCAGATGGCGTTGGTTTCAAAGTACGACTGGACGGCTAGTGTGTAGTTGCCGTCAATGTCGTCGGTGCCAAACTCATGCTGCCAGAGTTTGTATTTTGATGCGCCTGAAGCAATGATTGTAAAAACACCTGCGGCTGGAGTCGCCGCGCCAGATTGAGTTAATCCATACGAGCCTGATTTTTCGCCATCAGTAATAGAAGTAAAAGTAACAGCCGAACCGTTTTGGGTGGCAATCCAACCCGTATAAGTCCCAGCCGCTATTTGCGCCGCTGTTGTAGTTAAAGATGCGTTGTTTGTTGCCGTAACATTAACTGCGGTCGCGTCATCAAGAATCACATTATAACTTGAAACAGATGTACTAGCCGTTGTGATCTGCAACGTAATGGTAGCTTTGGCTGCGACAGGCTCTGTCCCCGTCATCAACGGCGACCTGTACACACGCGCAAACTGACCAGCGGATCGGCCATCATTGGGAAGCTCTGTGTCGTACCAAACCGCATACCCAAGCATACGAGATAGCCTGACGTTATAAATCACGGCATGGGTACATTCGGTGGCGGTGCCACGCGGATAACACCACCAGATTTCGCCCCAACGCGGAATCTTGAAGGCAAAAACTTTCTGCGACTGAGCGTAGTTCAGGTTGTCGTAGAACCAGTTAAGGTTCATGCCGTTTTCAACTTCCTGAATAACGCCGTTAAAGCTCAAGAAGTGATCTATGCCAGCCCAGTAATAAATGCCGTCATACTCAATAACGCACTGAGAGGACAGCAAGCTGTAGGCAGAGGTTATGTTGTCAAAGTTGAACAGCGTAACGCCGCCCACATACGTCATGCGTACCAGGGCATCAATACCCCAGATCAGGCCGGAAGGACCGTTGCCAGCCCCGGCGCGGACGGGGAGCGCGTACACCAACTTTGATGCCGTTGGGCGGTAAGAGTTTGGCCACGCGGTTACCACATTATTCTCAAGGCTGACATGCACAACGCCGTCATGGCCATAACTTACGGCGAATGGATTAAGAGAAAACACACCGCCAGATACAGGAGGTGAGCCTGTTGCGACCAAGGCCGAAGTGCCAAGAACATCTCCGTAATATACCGGCGTTTCTGTAGATGCTGAAATGTCAGTTAAATTCGGCGCGGCATGAGCGAGTAAAACGGTAGAGTTCACGGTTGTCCCATCATACAGCGTATCAAACTGCCAAAGGTTCTTTGCATCAGCGGCAAATCCTACCGGCGTCCTGTCAGAAATGGACGACACATTGCCGTTCTGATCCAGTATGAAACGCTCCAAACCATCAGACCAGCCAGAGTGAGTGTAGGTATTTAAGTCGCTGTTAAAGACGTTAAGTCCGCGAGAGATACCTGACAATTCAGCCGTCAGACGACGATAGCCGCCCATCTTGCGCGGCAAGCCCTTACGCAACTGAAAGCGACACCATTGCGTATCGACATAGTTATCCCCTTGCAGAAGAGCGCCGTCGCGTTTGCACCCTGCTTGCGAAGCTATATTTATAGGAACCAGATCGGCCATTAGCTGAAGATCAATGAGTAAGATACAACGTCAAGAGTTGACGGACCGCCAAGGTTAAACAACGCTTGGCTAGCCGTTGTCGCGCCCGTACCGCCATCACCAATAGCAAGTGGTGTGCTGAGTCCTGTTGTATCGGCGTTTACAACAATCGTCGCGTTAGAATACAAAATTTCGCGTCTTGGGCTAGTGCCGTCGTTTTCAACATCTGCGCCGCCGGTCTGCGTTGATGTCTTTACAAGGAACGTAAAACCAGTGCCGCCCGTCGTTGAGTTATCAACCCAGTATTGTTGCGCTGTGAACGGAACAATAATGTTTACCGCGCCACCAATAGCTCCATAAAATTTAATAGCGGTTTTATTAAGTTCTGAACCAATTAATGTGTAATCGCCAAAACCAAGCCAACCCAACCTTGAACCGGCGGCAAGGTTAATTTCAATATAAGAAAACGCATAAACCGCATCCTGTCCAAAACCAACGGTAAACATATTAGAAGCGTTGGTCGTGACAATGCAGCTATCGCCAGGATTCATGGTCTTTGTAGGTTGACCATCAATCTCTGTTGCGGGGCTACCAGGAGGCGAAAGAACAAGCGCCCCTGTGCCTTGGTTTACAATATTTACAAACCACCCAGTTGTAAGCGTGGCCAACGGATCAAACGTAAATGTGCCAGCACCGCCATTATAAATGATTGTAGCGGCACGGTTTGACGCTGTAATCAAGGCGCTTGCTGAAACAGTGACCGGAAGATATTGCTGGTTTAGCGTTGTGCTAATTGCCTTAATGCCAAAACCAGCAAGATCGCCTGCCACAGCCGCCGATGTACCCGCCCCCGCCTGATAAACGCGATACGCGCCGGACGCTGTGCTGTTGTCGGTTACATATGCCGACCATGCCGCGCCAGCGGTAGCGGTTAGAATCGTGCCGCCGCCGTTAGCCAGCACCGTGAAGGCGCTGGTGCCCACGTTGTTGAACAGCATGTTGTAGCCAACCGAGACTTGGTTGGCTGGCGGCAATGTGAAGGTAAGGCTAGTCGTGGTGCCAAAGCTAATGTCGTTGATCGCCGCGACTACGTTCTGGCTGGTCGAGGCTTCAGTCGGCCATACGGACGTAATGCTGGAAGTGGCACTGTAAGACTTATAACTAGGCTGCGCTGGGTCAAGCGTTCCGCCGCCGAATACTTGTGTAAAGCTGGTCACGCCGTATTCCTTTTCTGTGCGCGGTCGAGAATCTTCTGCAAGTCCTCGCTATTCAATGCCGACATATCGCGGTCATAAGCCTGGGACCAAGCAGCAGCCTGTTCTGGATTCTTCAGGTACGTGAACGCTTCAGTCAATGTACCGTGAAGCAAAGCATTGGGCGCGTATTCCGTCAGCCAATTTGTCTGCAACGTATCATCCAGCAACGGCGGAAGCTGCCAGTAGTTGATTTCATACGGGAACGTCGTTGACGGTGTTGGCACAAAAATAAGATGGTTGTAGTCATAATCCGCATAATACTTAGGCGTGCCGGTTTGGGTATCATCCGGCCAATATGTACGGATGTATTCATACGAACGCGGCAACAGCGTAACGCGGGTGTTGAACGTCGTGGCCGTGCCTACATTGGTGCCGACATTGATGCTGACGGTTTCACGCCAGCGGTCTGGCTTCTGGTAAACGCCGACTGACGTTGTGTAAGCCGTGTTTACGTTGTTGATAAAGCCTTGGATTTTAAGCTCACGCGCAATCTGACGCTCACGCAGATTAATAAACCCAGGAAGCTGGGCGTTGAACTGCGTATCAACAGCCGAGCCGCCGCGTTCGCAGTACGAGCGAACATCGGCTTGCAGGCTGGTGAAGGTCATTGCGGTCGGCATTACGGGTAGACCACGCTCGTTGCTGAAGACGCGTTAAGAGCAGGCGTCGTCCCCAAAGTCAGGGCGGCAGTCATAGTTAGGCCGGAAAAAACTTGGAAATTAGCCGCCCCCGCCGTTCCCAACACAACAAGGCCCGTCCCCGTCCAAGCGTTTTGAATAACGTAATCTTTAGTCTGTCCTGTAGTTGGAAAGAACACGCTCCAAGCAGTGACTAAGGTTGCCGTGCCTGTTATTCTAATAACATTATTTCTAGCTTGCTCTGCTGTTAAGTTAAGATTTCCAGCAGCAGACAGCGTTGCTGAAAAAGAAACCAAACTTGCAGAAAATGCAGGTGCCGGTGGGAAGAACGGCGTCATAGGATTGCCCATGATGCACCTACGCTGAAGCTGTATAAGTTCGCGTCACGCCGCCATAGGCAACAACTCCACTAGCCGAACACCAAATACCAATCGTGCCGCTTCCACTGATAGGCGTGCCGGGTTGGATTATGGCATACGAAGATGTTGCAATAGTAATCGGTATAGATTGAGTGGTTGCTGTAGACCCCATTTGCAAAAAGGCAACCACGTTTGATGTAGAGCCTACGTTTGCAACATAGATGATTGGAATATCGTATGCCCTGGCGTCAGCCACATGGATTGTGGTTCCGCCAGCCGTTGCGCTTGTGGCCGCAATATTAATTACGGGGCTGCTGGCAAGCGCGGCACTAAACGGAAAGAAGTCTGTGGTTGGAGATGTCCCCGGCCCACGGCCAATGAAGGTTGTCATCTACGTAATCTCCACAATAGTAGCAACCGCATCAATGCCGGTGGTTGCATAAGCGGTTACTTGGATTGAGCCGCCTGTAGGCAGTACGTGTTTCTCAACACCGACCGCCACAACGGACCCGCCGGGGGGAATCGGCGTTTTAACGGCAACATAGAAAGTCGTGGTGCCGTTATTTATGCCAATGTCGGCATAATTCATGGCGTTAGAGGTGGCACTATTTGCCAACGTAAGGCCCAAGATCATGCCTCTGGTGCTGGCCGGGACGGTATAACTGCCAACTGTATTGGCAGTCGTGGCCGTGATAATTGACGCCTTAAATAGATACTGCGTTGCTGTAAAAGCCATTAGACCATTCCTTCAACTTCTACCCAGCTAAGGGTCGGCTCGTCCCAACTGTACCGTTTCCCGTCAGTCGGCATTGACACAGGAGCTTGCCAGTCGGTGTTCTCGTCCAGCGCCCAGGACGGGTACGGCTGGGGAACAATGAACACATTCCGGCCCGCGTCGTAAGTATAGCCGATACCAGCGTAACGCTTGCGAATATTAGCATTATAACTGGTTTGTTTCCAGATGCCGCCTAATAGGCGTTCGCAGAAAGCCGTGCCAATGCTTTCTACTTCGACGCCGTTGGCGTCGGCGGTGTCTGCGTTTGCGACAACGATCACACGCAGGACGATGTTATTGGCGTCTAGTTCAGCAAAGTGAGCCATTGTGGTCCTATTGGAATTGATAACGAATAATCACGACACCTGTACCGCCTACTCCGCCTGCAATATTAGCTCCACCAGTGTAGCCGCCAGCGCCACCGCCGCCGCCTGTA